TTTTGTACAATAACAACTGATTAGTTTTATTCTTATCAGCTTTCATATACTTATTCCAACCCATTGTAGATGTTTTGATATCGATAATCCTAACTCTACCAGTCTTTTTATTGTGTATCACCACATCCATAAACCCAACAAACCTCATTTCTCTCGGTAAGTTAAAATCTATATCCAACTCAATACCTAATAACTCATGGTCTTTTTTAGGGAAGTAACCTCTCTTCCTCTTCAAGAACTCATTAATAATATTAAGACCATCATTGAAGAACTCTTTCATTTCTTCGAGTGATACATCGACAGGTTCACTTGAGTTTTCTTTAGTTCGTTTGTAATTCTCTTCCATTCTGTATTGTAGAATATCACCCAATGGTAATGAATCTGCAATTGCAACAGTCTTTTCATAGTATGCAACTAAGTAAGCCTGAAGAGTTTCGTGTAGTGCAGAACCAAAGATAGTATAAATATTACCTTGAAATGTACCAAGTTTTTCAAGATAATTTAACTTCCACATCTGTGGACACTTGTCCCATTGTGAGAACTGACTATAACTTATTTTGCCCATTTACCACTCGCTACTACTTGTGCCATAACTCCATAGTTTGATATATCTGAATAACTATCTACCAAACCCTCATTCTCTAAAGAACCATCATCACCCCTCATAATAAGAGTTTTGATTCTTTCTACTTTATCATTAATCCTAAACCAAATGCCCATCAAAGATAATCTCTTATCCTCTTCATTAATTAATGCAGTACCAACTGCAATATTTTGTGGACCATAATCGTGCTGTTTTCTTAAGAACAATTCATATTGTTCCTTTTGAATCCTTTTAAATTCAGATGTCATCTTAGGATATTTGTTTTCCATATAACTAATAACATCAGCTTTAGATTTAGGTTTATCTTTTATAACCTTTACCATATTTTTCTCCAATTTAATACCCCTTAATATAAGGCTTTTTCTGTATACTTGTCAAGTATTATTTTAAATAATTTTATCGATGATACCATTATCTAAACATTGTTTTGCGTTCAAATAAGTATCATTTCTCTGAGTGAGTTCCCAAAACCTTGCATCTTTATTTGTAACTTCTTCCATCAATTTATTGATTTCTTTTTGTAGTTCTTTCAAATGGTCAACACCTTTCATAACATCACCAACCTTACCAGTCTCTATCGCTGAACCCTCATGAACCATGACTGTAGAGTTTTTACTCATAGTCCTTGTACCAGTACCACTTGCTAACAATACTGATGCTGCACTCATACAAGTTCCAACACAATGTGTGTTAACCTTTACATCTAAACTTCTGATGTAATCAACTAAACCTAACATCGCATAAACATCACCACCATAAGATGCAATCTTTAAATTAATATCAGTACCTGGATTTACTCTCACTAAGTAATCACATTTAACCATCGTTGAATATAGTGAATCTATATCAAATTCGTAGTTCATGTAAGTAGTGTTTGTTTTTGAATTAACACCCCATTCCATCTCTTTCATGTAAAATGCTTCTTCATTTCTATAATTCTTACTCATTTTTTACTCCACTTCGTTTATAGGTTTTTCTTTATGTCATCAATAACTTTATTGATGTTTTGTTTTTTGTAAATCTTATTTATCTCACCTTGATATTGGTGAATAAACTTATTTCTAAAATATAAATATGATTCTCCTGACTCTTTTAATATTTTATCTAAGTCTTGTTCTGAAAAAAACTTTGGTCTCCAACCACTATAGAATTTTTTTTCGTAAAAATACTTTTCAATGTTGTTTCTCATCGTCCAATAATCAAGAGAGTAGGCTTCTAATTCAGACTTATTAATATAAGCTTGAGCACTATCATAATACCATTGTGATATACTACCATCGGGTACTCTTGGTTTTTCTAATCTATGTACATGAGTATAATTTGTCATATCATTATATTTGAAAACACAATTATTTACTACGGCCTTTATGATTATAGACTGCTCTTCTTGTGGTTGAATTCCAATTCCACCTAAATCATTATATGTTGATGCTCTAAATGTTTTGGGCCATACTGAAGTTCCATCATCCTCTCTATACAATAAATTATCATCTAAGGTTTTTTTGGTTTCTTTTTTTACTCCCCAATTTATATCAAAATTTTTAAAGTACCACTTTCCCAATAACTCATTCATAACATCCAATTTATTTAGATAAGGTTTCAATACTGAAATATTAATTATATTATCAGAACTGGTAAACTTATAATTATCACAATTCGTTACCAATATATCTAATGTATCCTCTTCTATCGGATTCAATTGATGTGGGTTTTTATAGTTTGATGGATTCTCAAATGTTTTTATTACTTCCTCAACATAATGATTTTCAAAAATATTATCTGCTCCAAGAAATGCAACTATTCCATCATTAAAATCCTCATAATTACTCCATCTATGTAATGCAACATCTATTCCAAATTTTGCTGCTAAGGCTGCACCTTGTATTTCTTTGGGAAACTTTACATTTATTAAATGTATATTATCATATTTGTATTTATCTAATTTCTCTTTAACTACCATTTCAGTATTATCTAATTCTTCTTCTACTGAACAATTATTTATAATTAATACTTCAAATTCATGAGGTGAAGCAGTTTGATTAATAAGTGATTCTACACATTCACCTATAAAATTCTCTTCTTTATACGCAATTATAACTAATTGATATTTTACAAAATCATATCTTTCTTGAGTTCCGAAAGGTGTAGATAGAGCATTATTAACTGAATTTTTATATTTTTCCTTATACTCTGGTGGAATTTCTTTTAAATAGTCGTACATAATATATCCTTGTAATTATCAACTCTATTCAGTTCCTTAATATCTAATGTACAATCATCACAAACATCTCCGTTTTTCTTTGGAAACCTACAAGACCAAGTATGTTTCAAGATATCTATGAAATTAGAAGATTGTGCCATGTTGACCATCTCTTCTCTATAAGTTTCTACTAATGGTAATACCCAATTCTTATACAACCATAATTCTTTTATCGAATCACTATGTACCTTAAACTTTTTATTTAAATGCTTTCGTACCAATCGTGTTGATAAACAATAATCTTCTCCATCCTTATCTGCTTCCCACGCAACAGATATATCTTCATCTAAATCTAAAGAGAATTGTATCATATACAAACTTTGGTCTGGTCTATCAGGTCTTGAATTATACTCATCACAAATAACTTTTGAATCATTTAGAACTTCAGAATCAATTTCAAATTCTTTAACCAAATTCACTTTAGGAAACAACTCTTTGGTGTATGGGAATTTATCGATAATCATTTCTCTTAATTTATTCATTACTTCTACTTCTACTAATCTACTATATCTACCATAACTTTTTCTACCATATGGGTCATTATCAACAGCATTCAATTCATTATCAATCATACAATTATGAAAATTACTTGAATCAAATCTATTATAGTTATGCTGGTAACCATCACATGGGAAATTCAAATAGTATGTTTCAATTGGTTTCTTTTCTATAATTAACCTTTTACAAACTAAGAATGTAGAATCAAATCCACCAGTCCAATAGATATTCTCCACCAATTACTTACTCCATATCTTTTTCAATTGTTTATCATCTACACCATATTTCATAATGATGGTGGTAACTTGTTCTTTAGTCAAAATATCTAAGTGCTGTTCTACTTCTCGTGTACTACATTCAAAGTAATCTACTAAATGTTCCATTGCCCACTTCTCTACTTTAGATTTCTTTTTTGATTTCACATACCTTAAGAATGTTCTACCCTTTGGTAGTACATCGGTGTAAAACTGATACACATTCTTAGGAGCCAACTCCCAATACTTTTGTATTTCATTTACTACAACCAACCACTCTGATTTCATACTAAGAAAGCGATGAACCATGTAGTTACTCCAAGTTTTTTTATCACCCTCATCAAGTGATTCCCAATACATTGGATTTTGTACATTAGTAATTTGTTTTATATGGTCGAATAACGATTTTGTTTTCATAATAACCTTTTAGATATAAATAAGTATAAAACTTATAAGTGAAAATGACAAAAATCTTTATTCTGTTCGTAAAAAGTTTTTAGTTCTTGCCAGTTCTCAATATTTTTATAATTCTTTTGTGTATTTAATTTCACACCTGAAAAGAATCCAAATAAATCTTCATAAAATAATACCCTTGAACTCTTGTGAGTTTTTAAATAATCAATAACCTTGATTGATGCTTCTTTAATACCTTGTATATCTTTTTTTATATCTTCAACCTCAATCTTTTCAATTTTTAACTTGTTGTATTCATCTTTTTCTTTTTGTGAAAATGTTTCAACTCCAAAATCTATTGGTCTCCACTTATCCGTTCTTTTTGCTAAGTTCAATGAAATTGCCTGTTCAAATACATTTCTTCTTGATAAGAAAAAAACAATATCATGAGAATCTATCAAATCTAAATGTATTTTTTTCTGTGGATAAACACCATACTTGATTCCAAGAGTATTTTTATCTTTGTATATTCTATCTAAAAATTCTGTAATGCCTAAACTACTAACTAATCTATTGAGATTGTCATCAAATCCAAACTCCCATACAAATTTCTTTGATGAAACTTCTTGTAGTGTTTTACAAAACTCTGTTGTTCCACTACGACTACAACCTAATACTAATACTTTATTTAAATGCATTTCCCAACATCCAAGTTATTAATGAGTAACGAGTTCCTTTAGTGATTGGTGTTACTCTATGTGATAAGAACGCAGGAAATATTGTGATACTCCCTCTCTCTCTTGGTGCAGTATAATTTTTCCCACCTGAATCTTCGGTGATTCCAAATTCTAAATCTCCACCCTCGTATGTTGTTTCATCTGATAACTGAACAATGGCAGTTAGTTTTCTTTTAGAAGTTTTCTTGGAACCACAATCAGTATGCCATTCATATTTACCACCAACATCATACTTTAAAAGTTTTACATCTTCCATTTTCTGTATATCAAAATTCCAAATTGATAAGTTTGATAATTCAAAAATCATTTTTAGTTTATTTCTTAATTTATCATCTTTGAATATAACTTCTTTATTGTTACGAACCTTTTTATTTAAAATATTTTCATCATACTTTCCTGCAAGTTCTGAATCATTTGGATTTACTTCATCCAAATATTTTATCAAGTTATCACATTGTGAATTAGATAAAAAATTCTCTTTATGTACTACAAATTTAAAATTATCATTTTGTATCATACGAAAGTATCTCCTACTGCCCAACAAACACAAGAATATCTCTCACCCTTTGTAACTGGTTTAACCTCGTGTCCTGCAAATGCGGGATGTATAATTAATTTCCCCACTTCTGGTTCTATGATTGTTCCGTCAAACATTCTGAACTCACCACCCTCATAATCTTGTTGGTCGTTTAAAAATACAATACAAGTTAATTTTACTGAACTAAACTTTTGTATTGAGTGAAAATCCGCATGTGGATTATACCAATCACCTACATCATATCTGTGTGCCTGTACTCTATTTTCAAATATTCCACTTAAATTATATTTGAATGTTGTTATGTTTGCAATTTGTATTGCACTCCAAAACTTATCAAGATACTTTTGCTCTTCTGTTCTACTAATGTTTAACATACAAACATTACTATCCTCTGTTGTATCCCAAGTCAATGATGAACTATCTTCTCGGTTTTCAGTATAATGTCCTTTCTTTCTTGTTGAGGTCTTATCTATATGTTTTATCATATATTCACATTCATCCTTTGAAAAGAAATTAGGTCTTGTAATAAACCATCTAAAATCTTGGTTTATCTTCAACTCTTCCATGTTTATATTTTTATATTTCATTTAAAAGTATTGCCCCCTATGAAAGTTATTAATGTGTATCTATCCTTTTCACTAAATTGTAAAACTTTATGTGCTGCAAATGATGGAAATATAACTAACCTACCTTTTTTAGCATCTATTTTATCGTTCCAAATTTGTAATCCACCATCCTCAAAATCATCATTTAAAAATATTAAACAAGATAATTTAGTACAACTATTAACAACACTTCCATCTCCTGCTGCAAAGTCTGTATGATAATTATCATCTGCTGTAAATGTATCTACTGAATATAACTTCCCACAAGAACCTTGAATACCTGATATATCAAATTTATATACCAATGTGTTAGATAGTTTTACTACTTTCCATAGTCTATCTAATAATTTTTCATTTTCTATATCAACATTTTTACAATCATGCATATCACCCGAAACAAAATTATCTTTTTTTACATTACTATCTATAAACTTAATTTCATCATCACACTCTTGAGATGATAAAAAGTTATCTCTAACTAAAAACCACTCAAAGTTTTTATTTGCAATCACCTAAAATGGTCTCCTACAAATAATTCTTGAATTACATGTCGTTTACCTTTAGTGACTGGTGTTACATTGTGTGATAAGAATGTTGGAAAGATTGTTAGTGAGCCTTTTTTCTTCTCCATAGTGTACCATTCTTTTGTATTTTTATCTTGGATACCGAATTGAACATCTCCACCCTCATATTCACTCGGGTCTGTTAATTGGATTATTCCTACTAACTTTCTTACTGAACAATAACCTGCATTAAAATCTGTATGCCAACCATAGAAACCACCATCTTGGTATTCTATTAGTTTTAACTCATCATGATAACCTCTGATATCAAATTTGAAAATATCTTTATTTACCATTTGAATAATCGTGTACATTTTCTCTTGTATCCAACCCCAATCATTGGCAGTTTTATCAGGTCTCATATCATTTAATGGTTGGTCTGTTAAATACCATTCTTTTGTTTGTCTGATTTCTGGTATGATTACACTACCCTTTTCATCACCAACACAACCTACAACTTGTTCTTCTGTATCTGTAACTTGTTTAATTATTTCATCACACTTTTCAGCCGAAAAGAAATTTGGTATTTGAATTGAATACTTGAAATTATTATTATGTTTATATTTTCCCATCCTACAACCTTTTTAGTTTCTATTAAGGTGAATTGTGAGTTACAATATCATGAGCAATAATAGTTCCATAATCTTGTTCTAACAAGTTATATGTTATATATTCTCCCTCAATTTTATTGATTTCTACAATTTCTACCCATCCATCTATATCTCTAACATAATCACCAACTTTTATAATACCACCACCATCTTGTAAAAACATTGGATTGTTCTCAGCAATTGTAGACCAACCTTTATCTCTCAATAAAAATGGATGGTTATCAGTTGCTTTAATTGTTTGTCCACTTTCAACTTTGATTCCATAACAATTATCATGTAGTTTCTTTCTTATAACATTTACTTTACCCTCTTTAAACTCTTCAGTTTCTTCATCGTATTGTAAAATACTTTCACCTAATTCTATCTCATCAATTCTTTTATAAACACCATCTCCCATATTAATCACTTGGTCTTCCATTAAACAGAATTTGTTATGAACTAATACATCATTTGCAAAATAGTTATGGTTTGTTGTTATTTCTAATGAATAAGTTTGGACTGGATTTATATCTTCAACAATATTAGTAATTTCTCTTTCCACTAATTTACCATCACGAAGTTCTAAACATTTATCACCAACTTCTAATTGGTTTGATTCTATATCATATCGTTTTTTAGTCCACTCTGGTTTATATGAACTCCAACCTTTTCCAACAACCCAATAAGGATGGTCAAATGTATTCTTTGTCTTCTTATCACCAAAACTAATCTCTATAATATCTGCGTGTGTTGGTGTATCAATCGTGGTAACTTTACCTGTCTGAACTTCTTCATCTTTGAAATTATAATTCATAACTTCATCACCGATTTCAATTCTTTCAATAACTTTTGTAGTTCCATCACCCATAGTGATTGGTGTTCCTGCTACAAAACACTTTGGTGGAATATTGTGAACCAATATATTTGATTGGAAGTAAGTATCAATATCCTCTACATCAAGTGCATACCAAAGTGTATCACCATCATGTTCTGTCTTTGATGTAACTTCTGTTTCATTACCACTTGTGTCTAAAAGATAATCTCCAGTTCTAATAGCATCTGTTGTTATCCATTCCCAAGTATCTCCTTGTTTTACAAAATATCTAATATCACTACTAGCCTGTTGTAAATTATAAGGTGCTTTAATACTACCATTGATTAAATAATATCCATAATTTTCGGTGTTCATTACATCTACAACAATAGAACCTTGTGTTGTAGAACCACTTAAATCTGTTGTGGTGTAAGATAAATAATCTTTTGATTCATCTGGCATTCCATATGGTTGATAACTTAAAACAACATCCCCAACTTCAACATCTTGAACTTGTTTTGTTGAACCATCATACATTTTAATTAAACTACCACTCGCAGATGTTTTTGCTTTTTGCCCTATATAATCCCAACTATCTGTTGCTGTAGGTTTTAGTTTAACATTTCTACCAGAATCTCTATCACCAAACACAATAACCTTTTCTGGTGTCATCATAAACTCTATTTTACCCACACCCAAATGTGATTGTCCATCTCTGTAACTTCCACTATGAACAATATATTCTTCTATCAAAGAACCACTATCAACTCCATTTTGATAACTTGAACTTGTTGAATTGTATGTGTAAAAACCAATTTTATTAGTTTGAACACTCGAATCTTGAGTTGCAGTTTTAACTACAAAATCTGGATAATTATTATTTGGTGTATAATTATCCTTATCAAATGATGGTATCAAAGAAGAACTAAATGGTGAATTACCCAAAAATGTTCTAAATGTATTTTTATCAAATGAACCACTAACTATACTTTTTAAATTATCATCACTATACCAAGGCGTTTGCATCCATAAATGAAACTTATCTAAGTGGTCTTCGTCTCCTCTTTGTAAAAAGTATGTTCTTGTTAGACTATCACCATATTCAAAATTAGTCGTTATATCATGTCGTGCAAAACTAGCACTAATTAATGGTTGTTGAAGTGTTGATGGATTTTTTTTACCATTGTGATTAACTCCATAAACATAAGTAGTCGTGTATCCTTTATCATTTACATAATCTGATATTACATCGAAGTAACTACCTGTCTGTATTGCTGCACTACCAACAATTCCAATATTGGTATTCATTTCTATAAATTTTACTTCGTTGGAACCACTTTCTATAAGGTAGTCTATACCACCAAGAATTCCAGCATTTGATAATGAAGGCCAATTACCTGCACTACCTGTAATATGATTAATAAATTCTGTTGTTCTTGTTATCTGTGTTGACATATTGTTTTCCTAATTTCTATAAAACTTTTCATATATAAATATCAAATACCATCAATTTCGGTGAAAATATAATCTTTTTTGACTGATAATGCTGGTGTGTTCCACCAATCTAATTTAATTGAAGCAGTATTTAATCCTCGTTTTTTGATTTCATTACACCTTAACCAAACCAAATCTTTTCCTAACCCTTTGCCTCTGTGTTCTGAAAACACATAACGATTACATAAATAAGGATATTTTTTATCCCAATCTATAAAACACCAACCACCCTCAAGTAAATAAAATGTGAAATTGTTTTGCAATCTATCTTTCAAATCAGACATATCCCACTCTTTCCAAGGTCTTCCAAATGAATCTTGAAAGTTATTTAATTCCTTTTCAATAGTTTCTAATTGATAAGGATTAAATTTAAACTCATCAAACTCTAAATAATTATGAGTTTCTCGTGGTTCATAATCAGTTAAATCTATTTTGTAATACACTATTGCTCTGCAATTTGATTCATCATGTTCTTTGGTATTGAACCACAATTACCACATGCAAATACTTGTATTGGTACGATTGCTTCTTTACCTGTTGGTGATACTAATGGTGATATTCTTTTCAGAAAGAATGATTGTATGAAAGATGCGTTTCCACACTCTTCACAAGTTATTGTTTCTGTATCACTAATATCTACAGGTTGTGGTGGTTCTTGATATTTTCTATCTTTACTCATGTTAACTCCTCTATATCTAAATTATCTGTAATAAGTACATTCTTATCTAACTTTAACATTTTTTTATATTCTTCTAAAAACAAATTATAATTAGGATGTGTTCTCTTAAATATCTGTCTTTGTTCAACTATTTCCTTTGAACTCACACCCCAATCAGTAAATTGTCCAAACTCTACTTCAACTATGGCATCTGAACCATAACTTAAATCATCAATTAATTTTACAAAACCACTCATCTCTTTATAATTTAAATCTTGACAAACAAATGATGTTCTAATAAATTTTAAATTAGGAATATCTTCAAATATAAACTTTAAGTTTTTCTGAAGTGTTTCCCACTTACCACCTTTTCTTACTATTTCGTAAGTTTCTTTTGTACATGCATCAATACTAATATGACAAGTTAATCTTGGAATATCGTGTAAGTTTTTAAGTTTATTCCAATGTGTTCTTGACCAACTATTAGCATTTGTATGTAAATGTAAATTAACTAAATTTGGAAAATCTTTAGTGTTAATCATTTTCAATAAATCTCTAAATACATCTGCTCCAAATGCATCACCTGAGTTAGTTATATAAACCTCGTGAGTATCACATATAGGTTCTCCCATAATTAACTCTTGTATCTTATAAGTTTGTTCTCTATCTTTACCCTCTGTTTTAAAGAAATCTTTTCTACAAGATGGACAAGCTAAATTACAACTTCTATCGTGAGCAAATGTAACACTTTCAGGCCCATAAGGTAAATCAATAGTTTTGTTTTCTATTATATTTTGATACTTTTTCTTTCCATTAGGATTTATTTCTTTTGCATCCCATAACTTTTCAAATGTTGATTCATCATATATTGGAAAGTATGCTGAATAATCCTCTTCACCTTTATTCCACTTTTGAATGTAAGGACATAAGTTTTCATCACACATAGAGAAATCACCTTTGTGCATACTTCTTCTTAATCTTTTTGCGTAATTACTATTCCAAATATCATCCCATTTATCTGTTAAGATATTACCAGCTGGTTTTTCTATCCAACTCGTACAACACTGCCAAACATCTCCGTTATCTCTTATTTCGGCATATCGAAATGGTGATACACAAAATCCTTTTCTCACTTTACCTTGCCAATAATTTCAATAAACATTGCCATAATGTTAATTTCTTTATCTACCACTACTGCATCACTTTGTTGATACTGAGCCAAAACTAAAATACACTCAGCCACATGACCTCTACCCCAATCATCGACTGTATCAAATAACAATCTGAATAAATCAGAGAAATCTGTTACCTTTGAATCTGCTAATAATTGTCTTATATTTTTAAAACAATTCTTCTTATCTTGTGTTTTCAAGATTTCTAATACTTGGTTCTTGTAATCATTCTGAATACTCATACCCTCATCAATAACCAACTCACCATTCACTACTTGTCTTTGTGCGGCATTAATCACTCTTCTTAAATCAGGAAAACCACCATTAACTATGGTTACAATATCTTCAATATCTGATTTAACTCCCTCTTTTGTTAGGATGGTATTTAAATGAACTGCAACTTCTTTTCTATCTGGTGGAA